AGCCCGCAGGCTTTTGTTAATTCTGCTATTCGGGTCTTTAGCGGTTTTAGCGGAGGTGTTAGCCTTCTTCATACCTGTCATTCTCGCACAAAATGACTTCCTTCTGCCCGCATCTTCTTTGGTTTTGGGTTTGGGTGCAGGGGGTTTCAAACCCGGTTTACCGGGATTTGCCTTGTTATAGGAGGCTCTGCCCTTGGCATTAAGCCCACCCTTTTCATCCTTCCCTTCCTTCCGAGTCCACGCCGCAGACTTAGCCATTACCTTCTACCACGAAGCATTTGCATGGTCGGCCTACCTTGCATCTGTGGCCTTTGCAGTGGCATAGCATTCGGATTGCCTTGTACCTGTGGCATTGGCATGGGTCTTGGCATTGGACGCGGCATGGGTTGTGGCTGCGCTTGTATCGGGCCTTGAGGCATTACACCCCCTGTCCGTGGCTGATCCAGCGGTTGGGAACTTCCTACACTGATCGGACCCTGTGGTGCACTGTTCACCTGAGTCTGCTGAGAAGCCATCTGCTGTTGCATAGCCGCTTGTATTTGCGCCATCATTTCTGGTGACATTTGCGGTTGTTGCGGAGCGGAGGGCTGACCTTGCGGAGCCATTGGAAGCGGTTGAGACATTTGAGGGCCTTGCGGCATTACAGCAGGTTTAGCCATACCAAACTGCTGAGGCATACCCCCACCGGGTGCGGCTACATTAGCTCCCGGCATCTGAGAAGGGGCTCCAGCCATACCTTGTCGGTAATTCTGCAGCATGCCTTGATACTGTTGAAGATTACCACCTACTGCGGGTCTGCCCCCGCCGCCTTGTGCTCCGCCTGCCATGACTTATACCATCTTCCCTTTGGTATGGCCTTTCTTGATGCAGCCATCAACCTTGCCACCCTTATAGTATCCCGCGCCGGGGAATGGACCGGCAGATTCTGCAGAACCTACGTTCATCAAATCCATCTTGGACTTGGCTTTGCTCTTGTTCTTCAGCATGCCCTTACGAACTTCTTTGCCTTTTTTCATTCCGCATTTCATATCATCACCTGTCGCTTTACGTTGTATTGAGGAAATCCCTCGTGAGGGCATAGTCATTGCTTGTCTGCCTTACCGTCTAACTTGTCCATGATGCGCTGGAACATGGTTTCTATCTTAGCCATTTCGATGTGATAGTCATCCTTACGCACGTACTCTTTATGTAGAGTGGTGTTGAGGTCTTTCATATCATCTTTAAGGTCTTTGATAGCGTCCCATACAATCTTGAACAGCCAGCCGAAGAAGGCGCTAACTATCGCTATCGCCGCATCTATAAAGTTCTGCCACTCCATAGCGCCTGATCCTTACGGAGTTGCGGGGTCTTCAGCACCGTTAGATGCCTTCTGAGCATACATAATCGTCACTCTCGCTGCGCCCGTAGCCGCACTGCCTGCAGTGGTAGCAATCACAGGAACATCAGAAGTACCGACATTGATGAAAGTCAGAGGCTGATAAGTAGAGGACAGGTCGTTGCGGCCTGCGGTGGTGATGGTGGTCTGGGTTACAAACTCGTCATCATTGGAAGAAGTACCAATCTTCAGCGTAGTCGCTGAGTTAAATACCGTAGTGGTGTCTACGATGATATCAAGAATCTGTGCACCGGCTGGAAGAACAGCAACGGTAGTAGCACCTGCAGCAGCAGGAAGGGCTTCAGTCTGGACAAGAACGGCTACGCCGCAGTTTTCGCCCGTACCATAACGAACAGTACCAGAGCGGATCGGCCCGGAAAAAGTCGAAAAACTCATTGAGATTACCTCGTGCACTTGGGCCTGACGTTGTGTGCGGTATCTGCTGGGTCAGTCGCTCAGGCAGTTAGAAATCCCAGATTTAAGAGACTTATATTATGTTTTTGGGGTGGTGTCAAGCAAAAGAAACGGGGGCCGAAGCCCCCGTCATGATAACACTTACGCAGTGTTATACCTTAACCAGCGGAACCGAACATTGACAGCGGGTCACTAAAGCCGAACGCGTATCTTTCGCGTGCCTTGTAGCGTGCGTTGCCGGTGTCAAAATCACCATCCATTGAAGTAGACAGAGCAGCGCGGACAAAATGCTTCAGGCCATTCGGCACGTCGGTCTGCAAGAACCAAGCATTGGTGTCAGTCAAGAAGTGGTTAACTGCCCAACCGCCCGGAATGGAGCCGTTGTTCACGATGGCATTCACATCATTATCAGTGGTGCCTACGCGAAGCTGGGTTTCCAACAGACGGGTAGCTACGAACTGCAGGGCCGGAGGAATGATGAGCTTCTTCGGCTTAGCTGCAATCAGCAGTCCGCGTTCGTCAGTCCACAGGCTGATCTGGATAACGGCATTCTCAAGAGAGGTTTCGTTCAGATCAGTTGGGGTAGACGGTACGTTAGAAATGGTAGACCCGCTTACCAGAGGATGAGCATTGCTAAACAGAGATACACCATCACCACCAGCGTAGTTAGAGTTGAAGCCATTGTTCAGAACAGAGGCACCCTTAACTTCCTTGGTGTAGGCCATAGCACGAGCCAGAGCCTTGGTATAACGAGCAGACAGCGAGTCATACAGGTTATCTTCAATCGCTTCTTCGGTCAGGGAGAAGCCCAGAGCAATGGTTTCGTGGGTATAGCGAGTGGACCAAGCTTCCTGTGCGGTGTCGTATGCGATAGCAGAACCTTCGTTCTTAACCGGAGCAGCACCAAAACCAGACAGCTTCTGTTCTTCTTCGAAAGAACGCTCGGAACTCTCGATTTCAAACAGTTCTTTCCATTCCTCACCGTAACGGTCATATTCCAGACCGAAGAGGGCGTTAAGCCCCGGCAAGAGTTCTTTAAGTAGTTGAGCGCGTGAAATAGCAGCCATTGATTATTACTCCTTAAACGCCAGTAGGGTTACGGTACTGATGACCACCAGCTACTGCCGCAGTGACAGTGAACGGAGAGGTAGCCAACTGAGAGATAGAGGTGTACGGAGCATTGAATGCCACAACAGCCTCACAGAAAGTACCATCAGACAGAGCCGTTTCTTTGATCGTATCGACAATGCGGAACGGCAAAGAATTGGTCGTGCCAAGAGTATTTTTATCAATAGCCAGAGTGCTATTGCCGGTTGCGGTGTTTACACCATCTGCCCAAATGCCGGTGTCGGCCTTCAGGTAGTAACCAACATTTTCACCGATATTGGCCAGAGTCAGACCACTTGAAGCCACAACAACAGCGCTGTTGTTGACAACGGCGACCTTCATCAGAATATCGGGATCGTCAGCAATAATTGCTACTGCATCAGAAGCCACGGTTCCAGAAGGCCAATACTGCTTAAAGACCTTGTACTTCAGAGTCGGGTCAGTGTAAGAACAACCCAAGAAGATACCGACCGGACGGATCGGGAAGGTACTCGCTGCACCCGTAGAAGAATCTACACGGTTGATATAGCCAGTAGAGATGATGGAGACGGTATCACCGAAACCAATGTTTTTAGCATAGCTAGAGGCAATCGGCAAAGACCGAGTTGCACCAGCGTATACTTGCCCGCCGACCAGATTGATCGGCAAAAGCCCATAAGGGCCACCAACAGCAGGATAAGCCATAATTAACTCCTAAAAGTTTACTGTGCGGCCCTAACTTTACTTAGGCACCGCGACCAAAAGACACTTTAGATTGCTTCTCGGAAAAGAGAGGCATCCTAGGATCACTTTCACGCAGGAAGTTGTTGTCAACCGACTGCATATCGGATCGGGTCCGGTTTTCATAGTACGCTTTACGCGCTGCGGCGTTTTCCGCCGTTGTCTTACACAGAACCAATCCGCCAATTTCTATCAGTCCAGTAGCTTGTAGCCCAAAAGCTACAAGGTCATTCGCAAATTCTTGATGATCTTCTGCCTTACAGGGTTCCCATCCTTCGCGTCTGGCTTGCGCCATATTGCGATGGTCCGCTTCACCCATCATTGATGCGCGTTTCCAATGGAATACATATCCGTCTTGCGGTTCAGGCACAGGGAGGTCCGAAGCAGGTTTCCAAGAAACCTGACGCATTTCATTTTCCCGTGTTTCCATTGAGCGTGGGGGTCTTCCAACTGGATTAGGCATTGTTCATCTCCTTTGCTGCATACTTGGCATAAGTTTCTAAAGGTACACCAAGACGTTTTGCGATTGCCACTTGACTGGCGGTTAGCGTCACTTTCTTGCTGCCAGTGCTTCTGGAAGCGGGAGCCACAGCTGACGATTTCCGTGACTTTTGGAAGTTTTGCGGGAAAACTTCTCGGATGCGGTTGTCGATCTTCTGATAATACTCATCGGAAGTCGGATCAATACCGTTGTTTACAAGTTTCTGATGCAGCCCATAGGCGAATGAGGTCATTTCCTCATCCTTACCGAACCAAGGGTTGCGTGACGCCCAATCTTCTGCGCGGGAATCACGAGGTGCCGGTGCGGGTTGCTCATAATACTGTTGTTCGGGTTGACTATATACAGTATTGTTTTGCTGTTGTAAAGAGGCTTGTTGGACTGCACTAGATATCTGGTTTTGAAGCTGCGCTTTTTGAATAGCCGTATCATTCAGTTCTCTCTGCGCTTCCAAGACTCCATCGGTGTCGCCTGTTTCGTAGGCTTTGCGATATTTGTCCTCTGCCAGCTTCTGAGCGTAGTCAATCTTGGCTTCAGCTTCACGGGCGTATTCTTGCTGGCCCCAGCTAAGCGTCTGCTTCAACCTTTCATTTTCTTCATAGACAGTCCGGGCAAGGCGGATAGCTTCTTCATTCTGCCTAACCAACACTTCTTTCGCTCTACGCTCGTCGTGGTAGCGATGATTCAACTGATTGATGCGTTTCTGCACCTTCTCAGAATAATTCTCTAGCTCGTCCTCCTGTTCGTCCTTCTCCGCTTTAAGCGGCTCTCGGCCTTTGTCTTCTTCAGGAGTATCATCAACAATTTCAACTTCCACCTCTGGAAGTTCCGTACCTACTTCAAGATCATCACCAATTTTTTCTGTTTGCATAGTCTGTGTCCTATGTTTAGTAAGCGCGGTTTATTCCGCGAGGATCGGCCACAACGCCTTCCACCATATCGTCATTTACCATGACAAATTCTTTCCCATTTACGCTGAATCGAGAACCGCGATAAGCCCCGATCAACACAAAATCACCTTCTTTACACCACGGCCCTGTTGGGAATTTTTCCTTATCTGCGTAAGCCATGTCCCCTACTTTAAGCACAAAACCGACTACGGCTCCTGCTTCTTCCCGGCGAAGAAAGTCTTTAGGCTTGAGAATACCCCCTTCCGTCTTTTCTTCGATTTCAGGCTTAACCACAAGAATTTTGTACCCCACAGGGTCTGGTAGTTGCGTTGCCAGATGTTCACTTGTTTCCTTGGTTTTCTCAACGTCGATGTTAGCGGCAGATAGTGCTGCGTTTTCCATTACAGTTCCTCTTGATATTTAAGCAGGTCTTTCAGTCTCTCATTGGCCGTGGCTAGACCCGTAATCACCCCGGCTATATGCTGATACTCAGCATAATCTTTAGCATGACCTCTTGCCAGCGCGTTCTTGCGCGATTCGATCATGTCATCAAACTCCTTGATAGCTAGCTCTAGCGCGTTCATTTAGGCTCCTTTTTTGGTTGTGCTGTACGTTGCGCTTCGCCTTGTGCAGTATTAAACGCTCTATCTCTTTCCTTTTCTTCTGCGCCAAAGGCTCTGTCGTCTGCCTTTTCTCCTGCGCCATAAACTTTCTCAGCGACTTTAAGCCCGACATCCACACTCTTCATGGCACTGGCTGATTTGTCCTTTTCGCCCTGAATCATGAGTTTGTTCTCATTATTCATCATGGCTATCTGCATTTCGTTTTGTAGCTTAGCCATCTCAATCTGATACTTCTGCTGTACCTCTTGCTGTTTAAGCTGAAGCTCTTGCATCTGCATCTGAATGATGGGGTCTTGCGCTTGCTGTTGAGCAATCTGCGCCTGCGATTCTGCCTGATTCCGTTGAAGCGCCTGTGTTGCCGCTTGCGCGGAGATAACACTGAGTTGCCTTTCCGTTTCTGCATCCATTTTCTGCTCTGGATCAGGCAGGGGCATACCCAACTGTGCTTCTACTTCTCTTCTATACTGGAAGGCAAGATGCTCCATGATATGCGCTTGTGCAGCTTGCATGATGGCTTGCGCTTGTGGGTTTTGTCCGATTGCCTGTGCAATCTTAGGGTCTTGCATGGCTGATTGATGTACAGCCAAATGAGCGGCGTGATCCTGTTCAATAAAGGCTTTTACCGGCTCCTGATTCATGATGTCCATGTTCTCAGTCACAGGATCGGTAGGCACCAAATCATCGTCCGTTTTAACGATCTTATCCGCGTCTTTTATCCCCATCACCTCCAGCATTTGTCTGTGGAGAACGGGTAGATCGTAAATTTGCGGAGATTGCTGGGCCAGCTGTATAGCTGCCTGATACTGAATAATCCTCTGCGCCATTGTCGCCGCGTTCGGGTCAGAGACAGGTAAGACCTCAACAACTTCATAGTCCGCTTTCTTCGCTTCTGGCCCTACACCATAGTCAGGATTGTAC